CGCCGTACTCGTCACGGATGTAGATGTGTTTCTTTCTATCTTCAGGAGTAAAGCGGCCCTTGCTCTCAATCACGATACCATTAGGTAAAACGTAGTCGGGGGTGTAATGGCGGCCTTGCACCGGGACAGTAAAAGGAATGCGGAAGGGCTCATACTCAGCCTTTACCCCAGCCTCTTTAAGCTGTAGGCCGATGTCTTCTTCTAGACCAGACCGGTACCCATTAGCGATAGCTCTACGGCGTATGTTTCTAAAGGTCATCGTCATACTCCGCGTACCAGTGGTAGCGAGGATTTTGAGCCTTGCTGTGTGTTTGAGGGCGGTACTTAGCGTCAGGCCAGCAACTGTTTGTGTAGTTACAAAACGTACAGTTGATAGCTAACCTTTTGTTGGGGGTTAGTTGCTTACGGAAGTACTCGTCTTGTGGTTCAAAGCATCTTTTGAAAGGTGCGTCAGTAGCAATCAATTCCACATTAGACGCGATCTTATCCCGGATTCCACGCTTGTCTGCATCAGTGAACTCAGCGTCTACAACCTTGATCTCGCCAGTCGATTTATTAACGACAAGCCAGCCGCCGGGTTCTTTACCGGAAGCATCACTGTAGCCTAGTAACTGAGGAACATACCCAAAGGCATCGTCCTTAGCTACGCCTTCCCAGCCCTGACTCCATTTGTTGTCATAGGCCCAAGGACTAGAGGACTTAGTATCATAGACCTTATCGTCTATCTCAACGTCATTCTCTCCGAGAATAGTAGTCTCGCCCACATCAAGCTGTACCTTATCCTTACCCCCAGTAATATTTACTCGGGCTAGTTTAAGGTATAACTCAACCAATACCTCAGTCGCATCGCCCAGCATAAAGCGGACAATGTTGTTGTAGGGGTTCTTGGATTTAGGTGCGCCAGATTTCTCCATTTGGAGTTGGCAGGAAGGGCGGCCCACATTCGACATACGAATGCGGAACGCATCTTCACGAGGCTTTAGTTGTTTGCGGAGAGTGTCTTTAAACATCTCTCCGGCTTCATCTATCCAGCTTTCTTCATACTCAATAGTCTCTCCGTTAGAGAGCTTATCGAGAACCATATGAAGCTGATGTTCAAGTATGTTTAGAGACATAAATTACCTCGTTAAAAGTTAAGGTAAGATTATGCGTCGTCTGCTAAATCATCTTCTAAGTCGCTGGATACATTATCGAGAGCATCAATCGCATCATCCGATAGCTGGCTGTTACGCAGAGCTTTCTCATGAGACGCTTGGATCTTATCGTTCTCGTTCTTAACCATGTCGTGCATTACTTTGACTGTCTCAAAGATCTGCTCATCCATTGGAAGCGCGTTAACAAGGTCGGGGTCAAAGTTCATTACCCACCAGATGTTACCGCCAGAGCCTTTAGTCTTAGTGGCACCCACCTTGACTGTGTACTCGTGCATCTTACGGCCCCTAGGTAATTTCTTTAGGAACTCATCTTCAAACGGGTTAAAGTTAGATCCTTTAAGCATAACAATAACAGGCTGGTTCTCGACAGTCACCGTGTCACCATCTGCATTCTTACCTTCGTAAGACACTAGGCCACGCACCTGACGGAAGCATTTGATGTCGCTGTAACGCTTCTGATCTTCCTTAGACATCTCACGCAATACGTTACTGGTAGGCTTACCACAACGTGTCGTACCGTTCATGTCACGGGCTTCTTGGCGTAGCATTGGGATCATCAAGGTTTTGTTCTTAACCTTGTTCTCTTCAGGGTCGTACTGAATCCACTGGAACAGTTGGCTAAGTGGACGGAAGTTCACCGTTTTGGCGAAAACAGGGTCATCTTCTGTACCCCGCACAAAGAATTGACCACGAGGAAGTGACTGACCTTGGTCGTTCTCTTCTTGGTAATTAATCTTTAGTTCGGGTAGACGATCAGAAGAAGCATCACTGCTACCCCCACCCATACCCATAGCGGCGGCAAGTTCCAATTGTTCACTTTTGCTAATAGTCGCGAGTTCATTCATAAATTTCTCCGGTAGTTACATCTATAATGTATTTTGTTAAGGAATTATAATGTACCTTAGTTAGGGGCACTAGTCAATATCCAATTCAACTTGTTCCATCCAATTTGGCCCTTGAGTTATCTCTATGTCCAACGGCAAGGTAAGGTCGTAATCATACCGTTCTTTGACCTCTTCAGCTAAACCGCCCATCGCCCATTTCAGCGCCTCAATAACCGGTGCGTCTTCATCCGGGTGAACGTCAACCACGATTGAATCATGAACCGTCAAGATCAATCTTGATTTAAAATCTTCCTTAATAAATCTTTGGTGGGCTCGGACACAGGACATCACAACTAAGTCGGCAGTAGCGAACGATTGGCAGGGGTAGTTAACCACGGCAGTAGCATTAGTTATCCTACCGTTTCCTAGCCTCCGGGCGTTAGGGAAGTAGAACTCACGGCCGCTTGGAATACGGACAAGACCATCTTTCAACACACCATCCATTAGCTTACGGTGCCATAGTGCTAGGCCCTTGTAGATGTTGAAGTACTCTTTGAAGTAGGCTTGGATATGTGGGGGCTCATTAGCACCCATCCCGCCATACAACGGCGCAAACGTATATGCCTTAGCCGCTTGTCTCATGGTCTTATCAACATCATCTACTGAGCATTGGTTAATAATAGCGGCGGTCTGTTTGTGTACATCGAACCCATCAAGTATTTGCTCGATGACAGTAGGGCACTGAGATAGTTCCCCGGCTACTCTAAACTCTAGCCCAGAGAAGTCAGCTTCCATAATCGTGCCGCCATCGAACCTAGAGTGTACGGCTTTCCGTACGGGAAACTTAGAGCCCTTTGGAATGTTCTGGAAGTTTGGGTTAGAAGAGGACAGTCTGCCTGTACGAGTTATGCATTGGTTAAACTGCGCGTGGAGTATTCCATCTGCACGGGTAGATGCTTCGATGTTCTTAATAAACGAGTCTAGGTAAGTAGAGATAGCGTTTAGCCTAGAAGTCTTTGTAAGGAACTCTATGGCTTTTAAGTTGTCCTTCGCCTCGGCCTGAGCAATCAACTTCTTGATCGTTAACTTATCTGTTTTAAATCCGTTGATGCTGGCATCGGTAGCTTGAGTAGGTACTAGCTTGAGCCCGGCCACTTGTCCTGTCTCAGTTAAAGTATAACCTCGCCCATCACACTGCGTACACTTGGATAGGTTCTTATACAAATCGCCGTTAACCTTAACCTTCTGTAGCTTACCTTTGCCCTCACAGACATCACAGTGGTTAGCTATGGTCTTCATTACCCGGCGAGTAGACTTACGAACGGTGTTAGCAAACTTACTAGCATTCATACGAGGGGGTGGTAGGGGTTTGCCCCGGGCATTGACGCCTATGTTGAATGCGTTCTTATGGTAGTTCCTATCCTTTACTGTGCGCGAATAAACAACGGCAGTCATATCTACACCACTGTTTAGATTAATAGGCGTATCACCCATCACGTCAGCTACGATAGCATCCAGATCTTTCTCTATCTGTACCTTCTCTGCCTGATACTGTGTTTTTACTGCACCCAGAGTATCGGTATCTATTGCAATACCATTACGCTCTAGCTCCACCAAAAACAGCAACATCTCATTCATCAGAGTAAAGGTTGGGAGTAAGCCGACGTTCGACTCTTTTAGAAGATCTTTTTGTTGGGCTTGGTAGATCTCAGCAGTAGATAACACGTCGGCATCTGCATACTCTATGACCGTAGCCAGTGGCATAGCCTCGAAGCCTACCCCGGACTTAAACAGGCCATCTACTAGGTCAGACTTCTTCCGGGTAACATCCCGGCGTTCGGCTGTAGCTTTGAGTGATAGCTCTTGGCGTTGTCCTCGTGCGAGGATGTACTCACCAATCATCGTGTCGTACACTGTTTTTGGTGTACTGAAACCTGACTCATATAAGTAGGACACGTCAAATTTAGCATTATGACACACAATTAATTCAGCCCGTTTAAGGTCTGCCTTCATCGGCTCACTGCTATCGGCGTATAGGCCGTGTTGCTCATTGTGGTTAAAGATAGCCCGACGCGCTGGGCCCATCTCTCCGTCTTCAATCATTCTCCAATGAGAAGAGACGATCTTATTCTTTGGATGGTATGGGCTGTTGTCCTTACTTTTATCCTCACCAAATTGAACTGTTGTTTCTAAGTCCAATACAATTACTACACTCACATTATTCCCCTTTAAATTTAGTTTCCATTAATCGTTTCCACAGGGTTTCAATCGGGAACAACTCATCGTGTTCCATCTTCAGTCTGTCGCCATATCCGAAATTAACGGGGCTACATTCTTTCTTGAACGTCCTGCGATCTATCCATCCGTTGATCCGCATTACATTTGGATCTTCGGTTCTCCCTACCAACACAGCTATCTGGGCCCGGAACTTCGGTATCTGATCGAATACCAATGGGCCAAACTCTGCGTTAGTAAACTTCACATCAATCGAACTATCGCCGCACCAAAGATCTACGCCGCCGTCTGTCAGCACGTTGATGGTTGGGGGTTCCAGAGCGAATAACCGGGCCACGGCAAACTCTGCCTTGAACCCATAGATGTTTGCTTCAGTACGACTTTGATTGTCGTTCTCTAATCTTGGCTTAAAGCCCTGCATTTCACAGAGCTTAACCGTGTCTGCACCCATTAGCTTACTGCTATGGGCGTCCTGCTTGGATAGTGTTACCAGCATATCTACTCCACATACCGGGAGATCTCCGGCTGTATGTTGCAAATTACTGTGCCATGCCAACCACTCAGCTTATTCTTACTGACGGTCAGGTAACGTGAGGTATCGGGCTCGGAGTCATCAACGTCTCCAGCTTCATGCTTACCGATACCAATACATAAATCTAGCTCGGCCATCTTGCCGATCTTACTGCCTTCCATATCGAAGCCCGATAAACGAGTTCGTCCTTTGGCATCATTACTGGCTTGGCTAACCGCAAGAAGGGCACAGTCAAATTTCTTCGCGGTCTCACGCAATCGACGATACAACTCACGCAGACGTTCATGCCCTGCGTTAAAGTTACCGCCAATGTTTACTTTATCTGCTTGGTCAATGATCAGGATGTCAGGCTGTTCTTTCTCGACGTAGGCTTCAATCTTAGCCAAGTCCCAATCCTGTATCTCGTTCATGTCGAACAGATCTTCAATGTCGTTAAACTTACGTCTGGCTTTCATAGGGTCAGCAATTACTTGCTCCCGGGTAACACCAGCGTGTGCTTGGATGGCACGGAGCATAGTACGCCCAGTGTCTTCCTCGTTACCTAGATAGATAACCTTAGCACCTTGTTCACAGAACCCACCGGGGCCAGTACATATACTGACTAGGAATGCTGTCTTACCCGTCTCAGGTAAAGCAAACACGCACCCAAACTCCCGGGCACCAATCCCGTACACATGTCTAGATAACGTGGATATATTAAACTCCCAGCGGTTATCGTCAGTAACACCGGCTAGTAGCTCATGTATGTCTTTAGTCGTAGGCTCACCGAAGTCAGTAGGCATAAAGCCTTCCTTCGATTCATCAAGCAATTGGTGTAGTCTATCCATCCCGGTTGTATTGCCGTCAGCTACCTCAATGCCGAGGTTAGCTATCCGAGTTCCAATGCGGCGTTGCCATAGGCCTTGTATGACCTCAGCTACTACAGGCGGGGAAAGTGGGTCTATCGTATTAATTAGATCCACGATACCGGCAAATGCTTCTTGGTCAGACCGAGTAGCTACCGGGTTCTGGTTTTGCCACAATGCCATGATGTCAGCAGGGATTAGGTCATGTTGATGCTTTTCGTGGGCTTGAGAGATAGTGACGTAAGCGTCTTGGATCTCATCCTCGAATAGATTCTTAGATAGGTTTGATTTGTTTTCGTTATAAAAGTCGAATGATAATAGTGATTTAAGTATTCTTATGTCCATAGCTATCGCATAGTTAAGTTATAGTTGAGCTACAAGGTAACACGAACGACAGACAAAAAAAAGCCCCATCTTTCGACAGGGCTCAACAAATAATAAATACTTTAAATTAACTAGAACGTAATTTCATCTTTTTTATGTCGGGCTTGTTATCGCCTCGACGCTCTTTAATATCTACTTCTGAATGAACTACTCTGGGGTTTCCCTTAACAAGTTCTCGTATAGCGTTCTCTAATGCTTCTTGCTCTACAGCCGCTTGCTTGTACCCGTCAGGTAGATCGTAATCAATTACGACAATTCCTCTGCACTTCATTGTAGTTCTCTAACCTCCATAAACTGACCGTACCTATAGTCCCGGACTTTCTAATACACTAGCAATCTCTTTGCTCCGGCAATACTTCAGGTCTTTAGTTATGAACCTAACCGTACATTCTACTAGCCCTTGTAGTTGCCGTAATAACTTTATAGCTTTACCTTTAGCGTCATTGTCAAGGCAAATAATGATATTATCGTAAGATTTAAGGGTTTGTTTCTGTTTTGTACTCAAATTAGTGCCTAAAATAGCTATTCCAGTGTACATTCCAGTAGACGAAACAGCACAAGCAGAGGGCGCATCTTCTACGATTACGCCTATCTTTGAACTACCTACAGTTAACACGCCTGTAGTATCTCCGTATGACATCCACTTAGGGGTGGCACCATTCATAGATCTACCGACAGCACCCTTGTTGTCATTCATCAGGAATAGGCACCGGTTGTCTGCCGGGGCGTACAGGATCTTAATTAGTCCTTGGTGATAGGCCGAGGTACATCCGTTCTCATCAAGATAATTCATGACAAACGTATGGTTCTTCGGCTGAGATAACATGTCGGGTAATGGCCGGGTAGTAAGACCACGTTCTTTGATCTCACGTCTTAGGTAATCGCTGGTAGATTCTTTCGGTACACCAACCCGGTTCTTGATCAGGGATAAAGACATGCCTCTACGATAAGCGCCCTTGATCGAGCAGGATGCTTTATAACAATTCCAGAGAAGTGTGCCGTCTTTATTCGTGATACTGAATTTCTTTTTACCGTAACAGAATGGGCAGTCGATGGTTTTCGATTCACCTTCGCTGATTCTTATCGCTTTCAGTATTTCGATTTGTTCGTGCCGGTTATACATATTTCCCCCTTAAAACGAGTATTAGGGGTAGCTCGGCCCCGGAGCGGCCTCGCTTTTTTAACATGGTTTTAAGCATCCGTCAACAACTAAACTATAGTTTAACTATTACATTAGTTATGAGCTTAACCATATTAACCCCTGTAACCCCTTGATTTCATTGAGTTTCCACCTAACCTGAAGGTCGTAGGTTCAAATCCTACTCCCGCAACCAAAGTTAGTCTAAGTCATTGTTTGCTAAGTGATTTAAAGCGTCAGTAACAATGTCAGTGGAGTGGAGTGATCGTTTTTGGTCACTTTTCCATTCGCCACTAACCACTACACTAGTTGCTACATCAGTTATTTCCATATTGCATGACGTGCATTTCACCGAATCAGGTTCATTTGGGTAAACCACTCCGCGAGTATGCCGCCCACAAAAATCACATACAATTAGCTCTGGGTAATGAGGTACTCCATTCATAAATACCCCCTCTTTTTCATCTCCATGATCTTACACGCCGCACAAAAGTAGTGGGATGTATTTGACTTGGAGTCTGTTAGCCATCGTGTGCGCTCTACGACTACCGCCGGAGCTTCTTTGCACACGTCACAGTTACGCCTTTCCTTTTTCTTTAATGTCATGATGCGAACCTCTTGTTGATTGCTGACGTTGCCAGCTTCATTGTTGGTCTGACATAGGTCGCTAGAATCTCACGCGACTGATGTCCCGTTACTGCTCTCAGTTCATCTTCAGTACACCCAGCCTCAGCCATCTCAGTTGCACCTGTTCGGCGGAGATCACGAAGCTGTAGATGTGTGGGTATGCCCGATTGTTTCCTAACCCGGGCGAAGTATTTGACCAGTAGATCTTTGCTGTATGGTTTGCCTGTAGTCTCACAGATGGCGATACAGCCTGTTCTTTCTAAATCTAATGGATCGTATTGGTGGTGTTCTTTTAATCGCTCTATCAATCTAGGAGAAGCGGCTACACCCATTATGGTCTTGGTCTTCTCTTGAACATACGCGAACTGTTCATCATGATAATTAGCCCACGTTAACTGTCGCATGTCCCCGGGCCTTGCACATAGGTCATAAGCCAGCAAAGTGATCGTACCAATAGACGGGTAACCCATTTTATCGGCTGTCTCGATCAGTTTGGATACTTGCTCAGGCTCCCAGAGTACCTTTCGGGTAGCCAAGCCGGGTATTTTCATGTTGCTGAACGGATTTGCGGGTACTTTGTCGTGTCTAAAGCCTACGTTGTACACTTTTCGCAGTACTTTCACTACATGAGACGCCCTGTGGTCGCTATATTCCTGTTGGATCATGGTAAATAGCTTGTCTGCCTGAGTTGCAGTGATGTTTTTAGCTTTTACCTGACCAAATGCCAACTTTGATGCGTCTAATTGCATCTCTGTGGCCGTTCGTAGCTGTAAATCGTAGAAAGTTTTGCTGTTATCCGCTAATTTTAACCACTCTTGAGTAGTTTTATAGAAGGTAATCAGTCCTTCGACGCTTTCATCGTCTACTTTGATCGTTCCTTCATTCTTTCTGCGGTGCAAACTAAATTCTAATGCCACTTGCTGGCAATACTTTACTGCATCCCGTTTGTTTGGGAACCGTTGGTACCCTAAGTTAAGTGCATCCCGTACACCTCGGGACGGATTAAATGCATAAAACACTGATCCGTCTGCTTTTTTCCTTTCTTCTAAATATTTTGTCATCCTTATACCCTTATTAGTTATGAGTTCGAGTAATACGATAACTAAAAAAAACTAGCGCGTCAACTATGGGTATTATTGTTGACGTACTAAGGGCATTGTAGTAGTCTTAGAGGTGTTAGGAGTACTCCTCCCGCTCTTAACAACTGCGAGGTGCCAATTCCCCCTTAAACTGGCACCACTAAGGCCCCGGAATATCCTTTTTTGGACGTTCCGGGGCTTTTTTTATGGGTTTTTGTTGGGTTGGATTAGTCTTCGACTAGTCTAAGCGTCGGGGGGTCTTGTTCTGGACAAACAGTGACCACAACGTCAGAGTTCTCATTCTTTAACTTTGCCGGTAGAGAGACATATGTGTCCTGTAATGTCATTATATCTCCTCGCCTACCCTTTTTGGCGTATTCTATGGCTTCCCATACCGTCATAATGAAATCTATTGCTTGATTTATTGTGATTTCGTAATTTTCTGATGGTGCGCTTGTATCTAATTCTCGTTTCCTGTTGGTCATGTGTTCTCTGCTTTCCTGCTTAACCTTTTCTTTTAAATATAACTTAGAAAATAAGCTAAATAGGGGGAGCAAAAGCCCAGCCGGGATCGCCTTCATGCCAGTCGGCCATTATCATGCCGAGAGAATTTAGTTCTACTAGACATAGTATTTTCATCTGCTCTCCTTTGGTTGAGTCTCAACAAGATATTAAAAAAAAGACTGGCGCGTCAAGACTAAAATACAGTTACGCCATTATTCCCGCATTAATCATACCCATACATGTATATATATAGGGGTATAACAAAAAAATAAAAAAATAATTGAGCCGGATTAGTTGCGCCCTTTGTTACTTGCTAACTGGTGGCGCTTGTATATAATCGGGTTATGGGTTCGCTGTGGTGGCGGCCCTTTAACACTACAAAAGGAAATATATAAAATGAATAATCATCTTAATTTATTAGACACTGGGAACGGTAACACCAAAATTGCAAAAACTAACCGGGGCGGATTGTATCGGGTCGCTAGTCTCTCATTAATGCCCGATAGGATACTTTGCCCGGGCAGTAAGGCCGCCGGATGCTTCGAGGGCTGTTTAAAATCGTCGGGCCGTGGTCGGTTCGATAATGTGGCGGCCGGTAGACAATGGCGCTCGGATTTATGGCACCAAGACCAAGACCAGTTTTTGGATCGGTTACATAAAGAACTCGGCAACTTTGCCAAGCTATGCAAAAAAACCGGCATAACCCCGGCGGCCCGATTAAATACAATTAGCGATATAGCGTTCGAGCGGTTCGGCATCCCGGAACTATTCCCCGAGATATATTTTTATGACTACACCAAAAGGGCGGCCCGGTTAAATAAGACCCCGGACAATTACCGCCTTATGTTTAGTTACTCGGGCCGGGCTCAATATGCCAATCAAGTACAAATAGCACTCGGGGCCGGGGTACCTATTGCCGCCGTGTTTAGGGATCAATTCCCGGCCGAGTTTTTAGGCCGCCCGGTTATCGATGGGGATAAGTCAGACCTTATTAATAGTAAGGCCGGGCCGGTCATTATCGGATTAAAAGCAAAAGGCGCGCTGGCAAAGGCGGATCAATCAGGCTTCGTTATCGATGCCGAAAGGATCCCGGCCCTAGTGGTGGCGGCGTGAAAAAAGAAAAATACCCGCTCGGCACTTTGCGGCCGCTTTATACTCTTATTGGGTTTTGCGTTTTTTGGTGGTGGGTTCTGTCATGGGCCGCCGGTACTCTTTAACTATTACATTACTTGCGCCCTTTACTCGGGGCGGATTAAGTGTATAATCCAATTATCGGCCGGGGTGGTCTCGGCCGTTTAACTACAAAAGGAAATATATAAAATGAATATTCAAACTAATAGCAACGTGTTCAACATTGCAAACAATCGCCCCGGCTTTCACTGGCCGGAACTAACCGACGCCACCGATTTCGACGCGGTTCTCTCACCTATCGGCACCGGCAAAGCTGGCGGCCTTAATATGCAAACCGGTTTTGTTGAACCGGCGCAATTTGTCCAGCTAGACAAAACAATTGGGCAAGCGGTTACCCGTTCGGATAATGGCGACGCCCTCGGCGTAGTCGGGGCCCGTTATGGTATCGCCCCGAATGGCCCTATTTATCAAATGATGACCGAGGGCGCCGAGTCGGCACTACCTCGCCACGCATTGAGCGGCGTCCAGCTTAAAGAGTCGGCCAGCTATGGCGGCCAGTTTACCCGAATCGAGTTATTATTCGACGGGCTCGGCGCTGACATTCGCCAGTTAAATGGATCCAGCACCCAACTACTATTTAAAATCGGCCTAACCAATAGCTTTAATGGATCCGGCGCGGTTCGATTGTTTGCCGGTGCCGAGGATCTATGGTGCACTAATGGCTGTACTAGTGGCGAGATGAACAAAAAGGCCGCCCGCCATACCTCGGGATATTCGGCCGCAATATTCGCCGGGTTTATCGAGCAACAATGCGCCGAATATGTAACCCGGGTTAGAACGTGGCAACAATGGGCCAGCAAACAAATCACGCCAGCCGAGGCCGAGGCGGTTTTAAATGCAAACAATATGGCCGGGCGCAAAGTTAAGAAAATGATGGATCAGTTCGAGCGTGAAGCCGACGCCCGGGGCCGTTCGGTTTGGGCCCTTTACTCGGCCTTGACTAACTACGCCAGCCATAACAGCGAACTATTCGGGGTGCGTAATTCCGGCAACGTCGATAATACAGCGATCACCCTCGACGCCCGAGAGCGTGAAGTTGCAAAGCTTATCGAGTCGGATGCATTCCTATCGGTGGCCGCATAATGGGCCGCCTTGCTTACATCCTAACCGGGGCGGCTTTTATAGTCGCGCTCGGCATGGTGGGCCGCGCCGACTTTAACGATGAGATCCGCGAGGCGGTTTATTATTGCGATATGGTAGAGGCCGGGCATTGGCCCGACTATGAGCCCGGCACCGATTGCGATAAGGTACGCGCTAACGCGGCGGTGTATCTTACCGAGTAACCCGCCCCGATAACTAACCTAAACTAGCCCCGGCATTGTCCGGGGTTTTTTTTGCCTATCATTTACCCGGGCCAATATAAGGCCGATACAGCGACGCCAACCCGAGGCCATAGGGTAGCACCACCCGGCAACCGTTCGGGGCTTAGGCGTTACGATAGGCGGATAACATGCACCGGGCCGCCCCGCCCTCGGCCGTGGTGGATCCGTCAAATAGGGCGCGCCGGTCAATCGGGCCGCAACTAGTCCGCGCATATCTCTATGTTATGAGCCCGGGCCATGCAATCGCCAGCAATGCCGGGCCTTTACTCGGGCCAGTGGTCGCGGCTGTGGTCAAACCGGCTAGAACCTAGCACCGGCGGGGCCTCGGGGGGGCGCAACTGCCACCGGGGGGGGTACCCGTTACCGTATACAACCACGACCGAATTTGGAAAAATAGGTATTGTCAACAAGATCGAGACCCCTACGGACTTACTTTGTAAACATAGTAGGTTTTCGTGTCGATATTTGGGGGTTTTGTGTACACGTTCTGTCAACAAGCAATAATATGCGCCTATTAGTGTTATAATTATGCATTTAATTGCGCTAAACTGTTGACTTAACTAAGGTAATTTAATA